CTACAGGAAAAGCAATTGTACTAGCAATGTTGTTTGGTAGGTAAAATGATTATAAATAAAAGTAAACTTATAGAGGAAATATAAAATGGCAAATCCAAATTTAATAAATGTTACTTCTGTACTTGGTGCAAATGCTGGATTTAATTTGACTTCTACAGCAACTGCTACACTAATTACAGTTGCTGCAGATAAACTCGTAAAGATTAACAGAGTAACTGTTGCCAATGTTGATGGTACTAACTCAGCTACATTCGATTTATTCGTAGATGGTATGGGTTCAGGTTCAACAGGAGTAACAACAACAGGTGCTGATGCAACTGTTTATCTCGCAAAGACTGTTGCTGTTCCAGCTGATACCTCATTAGTAGTAATAGATACACCTATCTATTTAATGGAAGGTGATATACTGAAAGGTGGTGCAAGTGCAGCTAGTGATTTAGATATGTTTGTATCATTCGAAATATTAGATGACGCTTAATAGTTAAGGAGAAAATAAAAATGGGTAATTACTCATTAAATGGTGGAATAATAGGTGCATGTAATACACCTGTTAATTCTAAAAAAGTAACATCATTTACATCAAGTGGATGTTTTAATAGAACAATGCCTACTGGTACAGCAATAGTTATTGCTGGCGGTGGTGGTGGTTCTTTTGGTGGTGCTGGTGCTGGTGGTGTTATAGTAGTAGAATGTCATCCTTTCCCATCTGATGCAGTACCCATAACAATAGGTGCTGGTGGAGCTTCAACTACAGCTAATAATTGTTGTAAAGGTTCTGATGGTAATAATAGTGTATGGGGTGGCCCTGCACCATTAACTGCTTTAAAAGGTATGGGTGGTGGTGGACAAAATTCAGGCGGCCCATTATCTGGTATATGTGGTGGAGTAAATGGTTCTGGTGGTGGAGCTGGTGGGAGTAATCCTGCTGAGGGTGGATTAGGTACTCATCCAGGCTCATTTGGTGGATGTTCACCTATATATCAAGGAAGCCCAGGCGGTCGTGCTGGCCCTAGAAGTGCTGGCGGTGGTGGTGCTTGTAATCAAGGTCAAGGACAGGGCGGCGGTGGAGTTTGTGGTACTTCTAACGGCGGTCAAGGTAGAGATTTAACACCATTAGGAGTTCCAACATGTTTAGGTGATTGTGGATTCTTTGGTGGTGGTGGACAAGCTGGTGCTCAAGGACATCCAAGTAATCCATTATCTATTATGAGAGCTCTTGCTGATAAATCAAGTTACTTAGGTAAAAGAACACCAGGCGGTGGTGGTACTGGTCAAATGGGTGACCATTCTGTAGGTATAATTACAGTGGCTTGTCATACTGGTACTATTAATAAAGCTGGTTTAGCTAATACTGGTAGTGGCGGTGGTGGTGCTCGTTATCCTGGCAGTGCTCCTTTTCCTGCTGCGTTTTCAGGTGGTAATGGTGGTAGTGGAGTTGTAATTGCAGTAGAATGTGTAGCTGGAACAAAAGCTAAATCTGGTATCTATAGTATGGGTGCTCAATATGTACATGCTACAAGGAGTGCATGGTAATGCCACATTTTGCTAAATTAGATGACAATAACATTGTAGAAAAAGTTAATGTATATTCACAAGAAGATATAGATGCTAATGGTGGAGATTATTCTGCTCAAGCTGAGGCATGGGTTGAAACAAGAGAGGGTGGTTCATGGAAACAAACTTCATATAATGGTAACGCAAAAAAACAATATGCTGGTGTAGGTTATACTTACAATGCTAGTGAAGATAAATTTGTTTTACCTAAACCATTTGATTCATGGACATTAGATTCAAGTCTTGATTGGCAACCCCCTGTTACTTGGTTCAATACTATGGATTGTAAATGGTCAGATGATTCAGACAATGAAATTTATTCATCTGAATGGAACGAATCTGCTCAGACATGGAAAGGTTATGCACTAAAGATAGTTAGTGGCACAGAAGAAAAATTAAATTATACATGGAACAAGACTAGTAAAGCTTGGGATTTAGATTCATAAATTTTCCTTATAAATAGTTTATATTATTAACTAGTGATTTATTATGAACTACAAAAAATTATTCTATTACTTTGATTCAGCATTTTCACATTTTTTGTGTGACAAAATAATTGAAGAAGGCTATTCGAACAATCCTGATTTTGCTTTAACTGGTAAAGCTGGTTATACTCGTAGTAAAAAGGAAATAGAAAAAACCAAAGAAATAAGAAATTCAAATGTATCATGGATTGATGATTGGTGGGTAAAAAAAGAATTAGAACCTTATGTAAAAAGAGCAAATGAAATGGCTGGTTGGAATTTTAATTTTACTAAATCAGAAGCTTCTCAGTTTACAATTTATGAGCCAGGCGAATATTATGACTGGCATAGAGATGCTCAGAATTATCCATACACACAAGGAGAACAAAAAGGTTTAATAAGAAAACTATCTGTTACAGTTAGTTTGTCAAACCCAGAAGATTATGAAGGTGGATTTTTAGAGTTTTCTAGAGAAAATGATTTTAATAAAAAATATTTTTATAAAGTTAGAGAAATATTACCAAGAGGTTCTATTTGTGTATTTCCTAGTTACACTTGGCATAGAGTTTCACCTGTCACAAAAGGAAAAAGATTAAGTTTAGTACAATGGAATTTAGGAGATAGTTATGTCTGATAGAGAAGAACTTCATGAACAATTTTTTATAACACCATTTTGGTCTACACATATACCAGAGTGGGTTGATGAAGTAAATAAAACTTGTCAACCATATTTAGATGAAGCACATGAAAGACAATCTGAATATACAAAAGATGGTGATATGGGTAGAGTATATCATTCAGGTAGTATTGAAAATGACTTTAAGTTAAAATTTTTAGTAGAATACATTGGTGGTACTGCATGTAATCTTTTACGAACATGGGGAAGTGATATATCAAATCATAAAGTTCTTTTTGATTCTATGTGGGTACAGGAGTTTGCCAGAGATGGTGGTGGACATCATAGAGTACACATACATGAAAATTGTCATGTATCAGGTTTTTACTTTTTACAAAATGAAGATTCATCTTATCCTTTATTTCACGACCCTAGACAGGGTGCCGCTATGACAACATTACCAGAATTAGATTCAAGAAAAATTACCCCTGCTTCAAGGTCATGTAATGTTCAACCAGAGCCAGGGCATATGTATATGTTCCCATCTTATTTACCACACGAATATATTTTTTCAAAAAAGGGAGGAGCATTTAGGTTTATACATTTTAATTTATCTGCTGTACCTTTAAGATATTTTGGTGAGGGTTCTGTTGAATGAGTTACACTAAAAATGGATATCAAGTAATTAAAAATGCTATACCAATAGATGTAGCAAATTTTGTTTTTGATTACTTTATGTTAAAAAGTCAAGTTGAAAAAACTATGAGAGAAACAACATACATCTCTAAACATGATAAGGATTGGGGAACATCTGGTGATATAATGTGCCCTACCTCATATTGTCACTATTCAGATATTGCTATGGAAACTATACTTCAAATACTTACACCAAAAATGTCTAAGTTAACAAAGTTAGATTTAACACCAACATATTCTTATGCTAGAATTTATGAAACTAATGATGATATGAGAGCTCACACAGATAGATACTCTTGTGAAGTATCAACCACTTTAAATTTAGGTGGAAGTCATGTATTTCCTATTTGGTTAAAAGATAGAAAGGGAAAACAACATGAAATAAAACTTGAACCATCTGATATGTTAATTTATAGAGGGTGTGAATTAGAACATTGGCGTAATAAGTTTGAGGGTGATATATGTACACAAGTATTTTTACACTACAATGAAGTAAATGAAAAGTCGAAAGATAATTTATATGATGGTAGACTACACTTAGGATTACCAACAAAGTTTAAAGGTTTAAAAATAATTAAAAAATGAAAAACTTTCATGCAGTATGTGTAGATAACTTTTTTGATGACCCAGATAAAATTAGAGAGTGGGGTTTAGGTTTATCTAAACAAAAAGACCCAGAGGGAAGATGGCCTGGTAAAAGAAGTGACCAATTACACGAAGTAGATGATGCATTCAATCAAAAATTAATTGCTAAAATAGGACTTGCATTTTATGGATGGGAATCTATGAATAAAGTTACATGGAATGAAAGTGATATTACTTTTCAATTAGTAAAATCACACAAACATGAAAATTGTAACAAAGGACTAATTCATATGGATGCTAATTCTAAAGATGAAGTTGGTATTGCTGGTTTAATATATCTAACACCCAATGCAAATTTAAATAGTGGCACATCAATTTATAAATTAAAAGAAAATCATAATTTTACAAAAGAAGATGGTAAGAGTATATTAAAATTAAAAGAAGACTTATATCTAAATGATAGTGTTGATGAAAAAAAATGGGATAAGATGATAGAGAAAAATTATAGTGATTTTGATGAAACCATAAGATTCAATAATATATATAATAGATTAATTTGTTACGATACATTTTCTTGGCACAGTGCTATGAGTACAAATGCTGGTGTTGATGATAGATTAACATTAGTCTTTTTCATAAGAGGTATACAATCATCCATGTATCCTATAGAAAGGATGAATACATTACAATGTTAAAAGGAATGAAAATAGAATAAGTATGAGTTTCAATTACAGATACATATAAAAGTATTATAAATAATATGTAAATATAAGAAACAATAGGACTTAATCATATGACAAGAGCAAGAGAAAATGCATCTGTTAAATTCGCAACAGCAGTTATAACATCAAATACTACAATGGTAGCAGGAAAATCTTATGCAGTTAATACATCAGGTGGTGCAATTACTATGACATTACCATCTAGTGCTGATGGTGGAGATTACATACAGATTATAGATTATGCCGCAACAGCAGATACTAATGCAATAACTGTGGGTAGAAATTCACAT